GTCGTACTCACCTCGGAACAAGGCAGTCATACCGAGCAAGGCTTCTTGCACATCGTAGCCATAGGTTGCAGCTAAGTCCACACCAAGGCTTACAAGCTTTTGAGTTTCAGAAGTAACATCTCCCATGCTGAAACCAGATTGCTTTAGAACCGAACCTAAGAAGACAGAAGCTTTAGCAGCATCTTTTTGGCTCAAACCCATGTTGTACGCACCCTTAGTAAAGGCTTCCATTTGTGGAGCCATGTCACCAAAGACTGTGTTTAGCGAGTACATGTTTCGCTCAAGATCACGAGCAGAGTCAATGGATGTTTTTGTAAACTCAACTGCTTTAGCAGCTAAACCAAATGAAGCTAAGGTGGCTCCGACCTTACTAAGAGTTGAGCCAAATCCACCAGCAGCAGAACCAAAAGCACCTAGCTGTCTAGTGGCAGCAGAAATACCATCGCCCTTGAAGGTGCTGACGATGTTTAAGAACATATTGCTCATGGGCGGTTATTCCTGTCAATGTTTGCTTCAAGAAACTGTATTGTTTCTTTTATTGCGGCTTCGGCTTGAACCTTTACGGCTGGGTAGGCTTTGTCAAAGCCAGGATAAACATTCCTAGACTTTTTACGCTTGCTTGGCTTGCTCACAGGGCCAAGTTTGGATAAAAAACTTCCTACACCGCCAGCTCGGATTTCATGGCTTCTCCAAACTTCGGGGCCACCGAACTCTCTAATTTTATACATTCTTGTATAAGCGTTACCGCTCAGTTTAGATGCAAGGTCAGCATAAACAGTTCCAGCGGATCTGACTATAAGTCGAGCAATTCCTGTTGCTCCCTTTTTGGGTCTAGTAAGCGAAGAAGCTGTAACCGAATCGTAGGGTTTACGCTTCACACCGCTTACGGCGCTTCCAGTAGTTCCGTAATTGGTTCCCCAGCCTGTACGACCACCATGACGCATACCTGACATCGGGCCAGCCGTACCTAGAGTCTTTAGCTCGCTTTGAACGCTCTCTTTAGCTGGCTGTGCAATTACTTTCCAGCGTTTTTGTAAATTCTTGATTTGTTGTGGATCAACCTTATTGAGTTCCCTGACAAAGACTTTCCAGTCTGAGGCATAGACTTTGATGTCGCTGTTCTTGCCTGTGTAAAGTTTCAATGCCATTTAGTCCACCTATCTTTACCTATTCTACTGAAGCAAAAAAAGAGAGGACACCCCGAAGGATGTCCTCTCAAATCTTAGGTGCTTGGTGCTGACCTCTCCAGACCAGATACCTGCCTAATGTCCACAACATTCGTTCATCGAGTTCCATTAGCTCTCTGGGACTAATCCCAGTTTCAACGGCTAGTGTTGCGATGTACCAATGAGCAGATGAGTCACCAAGCCCAACTATTTTTTTTGTTCGTCTGCCGGACTGACGGACTCTATTGTGTCCACCCATTCGTCAAATGACAAGGTTGTTGCTTTGGTTCGGGTTTCACTTGCCCAAGCTAGGAAAAGCAAGTGAGTAATCTTGATGTTTGATTCAAGACTTGCAATCGAAATGTCAAACTTTGTTTCCAGCTTTATCATGTCTGATGGGCCGCAAACGATGTTCTTTGTTTCGGTTGGTGTATCGGTGAACTGTATTTGTAGGTTTAGTTTCATGTCCTTATCCTAGTTGATTAGGCGGCTGGAGCTGTGCCACGCACAACTTCGCCAGAAACAGGCCAAGTCACTGAAAGAGTAGCTAGGTCACCAACAGCATCTGCGAATGGCTGGTACTGGGTAACTAGAGCTGTAAAGCGGTACTCAGGGTTGGTAGCAGTTACAGTTCCAGAGGTCGGTGCAATCTTGACTGCAACAGTTGATCCCATTAGTGGGAACAGTAGTGCGTCAACAGCGCCAGCTCCGAAGTCCTGGTGGAAGTCTAGAGATACAGATGCGTCTTTTAACCCACCAATTCTAGTCCTGTAGCCTCCGGCACTTCCAAATGATGTTGTTTCAACTTCATCGGTTGTGATGTCAAGGGTTACAGATGCGATTGAGTCGCTAAGTACGGTTGTACCTACTGTTACCTTGTAGTCTTGTGCGTAAAATTTAGCCAATTTATTTCTCCTAGTTTGCTATGACTGCGACTGTGAAGTCGGCAGCCAGGTATGTGGTGTCGCTTACTGTCAATGAACCAACTGAGTCCATAGACACAACTCGGCAGTCGTAGGCATAACCACCAAGAGTCTTATCTGATTCTACTGCACTTTTTATACTACTAGCCCCAGTAGAAATGTAGGCATCAAGCTTTCTTTGTGCTTCTCTTTCGGCAACTCTGCCGACAATGACTGTGATGCTCAAATTGTAGGTAGTCAGGCCCTTAGCGTAAGCACCATCGTAAGTAACCGAATTTAGGGACACAACAGCGACAGGCGGGTTTGGTAGGTCTGGGATTTCGGCGGCAGTTCTAAGCCCTGAGATTGTGGCAAGGTTTGTAGCTAATCGAGTCCTAATCTGACTGATGCTCATTAGCCGAAGTTCCTCATAATTCTAAATGGCATAGCTAGTTGTTCAACATCTGGGTCTAGGTAGCGGTTCACCCGAATAGCACCCATGTCACCGAAGCCAGCAATTCCAAGAGGGCTGTCTAGTCGCTTGAAAAGTCGAGATGACTGAATTATTGTCGCTTGCTTGATTGCGATTGGAATTGAAGCCCAGCCCCATACGCCTGTGATGCGACACAATGCTTGCTGATCTACAACAGGCCAAGTGTAAGTGTTGACAGCCCTGATTCCGGTGTAAGGCATGTAAAGTCCGTCAGAGCGACTGTTTAGTGGCTCAAGCTGGTAATCGTTAGGCTCCCAGATTGTGTAGCTGTCCCCAATCTCATCAGTAGAGGATACCTGAGATACCGAGATTGCATCGTCAATGATTAGGTTGAGTGCGTCAGTAGCAGCATAGTTTCTGACAGCAGTTCCGGCATTGAAAAAGGTGCGAGCTGTGTATCCGTCAATCATGCGAGAAGCTGATTCGATAGCAGTTTCCAACAGAGCGTCATCTATGTTGTCTGTAATTCTAAGTGCTGCTTTTACATCTGAAAGTGTGGCGTAGCCGTTTGTAATTGCCATAATGTTCTCTATTCTAGCGGTTGGAAACTATACTCTTAGCTTACTCCCAGCCGTTCTCACGCCTTATGTCTAGTGACCAGTTGCCAGGGGTGTAGTCATCGTTGTCAATCTTTGACTGAAAGTAAGCCTGATTCTTGACAAAGGTTTTTGTGTTTTTGTCTTGATAGCCAGCCTTGATGGTTGAGCTGTTGTCGTGTCTGTGCTTGATGTCCAGCAACCGAATGTTGATTCCAGCAAACTCAGCCCTGCGAGCATAGTCGTTGTCCTCGAAGTAGGCAGGAAACAAGGACTCGTCAAATAACCCTATGTTGCTGACTACCTCGTCACCTATAACAAAAGCTTGCCAATGAGGTGCTGCACCTGTCAGGGTTATCTCATCTCTGCGAGCTTTGGCAAGTTCCTCAAGTGCGCCTGGTTCAAAGACAACATCGTTAGAAGCGATAAACCACCTAAAGGCGTATGGGAATGACCGAATCGCTAAGTTCCACGATCCTGCCACACCTAGATTGGCTGGCATAGATAGAACAGTTACTTTCTTCAAGTTCTCATTGAAGGTTAGGTCTGGGTTGCCAGCTCCGTTGTCAATTATTAGCAGGTGGTCAACAGGTACATCAACGCTGTCGAGCATCCGCTGAAGTAGGTCATAGCGATTGAGGACTGGGACTGTTAGGTTCTCAAGCATTGGCTTTCTTTTCCCCATAAAAGTAAAGGTCACAAGAGTCAGCGTTGTAGTCAAAGTAGTAGCTATCAAACATCTCATCAAGATTGAACTCGGCTCTAAAGTCTTGCTCAGTCAGGTTGCGGTAATAATCCCAACCGAGTGTCAAGGGTGATGAGCCAGGGTCAGAACTTGTAGTGCCATGCTCGGCTCTGCCTTCTGAGGCACAGGTCATCATCACATACTTCTTGCTCATACGCCACATGTTGCGAAAGGTAGCTACCCACTCAGGGTTATGCTCAAAGCACTCAGCAGACACAGCAACATCAAAGCTATTGTCAGGGTAATCAAGGTTCTCACCATTACAGACAACATCTGGACTAACTCAGCAGTACCAGGTCAGCCAGCAACCTTGCTAGGTTACCCAGTATATGAAAATCCAAATATAAGTGCAGTTGGCACAGCGGCAAAAAGCGTGCTTTTCGGCCACAACCCATCGTTTAAGGTAAGAGTTGCAGGTGGAATCCGTGTTGACCAGTCAACCGATTTCGCTTTCAACACAGATACTGTGACATATCGCGGATTAATTAGGCTTGACGGCGGATTAACCCACGCTACCCATATTGGGTACTTCAAGGGTGGCGCAAGCTAAGCCCTTAGCACAAAAGCTGATAGACCCCAAGCGTGTAGGTTCGCTTGGGGTCTATCTTTTTGCTATCCTTATCAGACAAGAGAAAGAACCTACATGACTAAAAAGATAAAAGGGACAGTTTCAGTCTTTTCCAACTCACCTGGACAACCGACAGGATACGGACAGGCAACCGAGGCACTTGTAAAGTTGCTGAAGCGTGACGGAGCCGATGTTGCTTCGCTTTCCAACTACGGCAACGAAGGTGTCAACACAACCTACGACACAGGATTCGGTGAGATACCTGTTTACGCAAGAGGCAACGAAGCTTATTCAAACGATGTAACCCCAGCCCATCACAAGCATTGGAAAGCCCTAAACCCTGACCAGCCTGACTTGCTGATTACTCTTTACGATGTCTGGGTACTAAACGCTAAAGCTTTTGATTCAATCCCTATCGCAAGCTGGACACCCATTGACCACAACCCAGTTCCACCAGGCGTTCTGAAGTGGCTACAAAAAGAAAATGTCACACCGCTTGCTATGAGCAAGTTCGGTTTACAGCAGATTGAGCAAGTGGGTGTCAAGGGTCACTATGTACCTCACAGCATTGACACCAAAGTATTCAGTCAGACTGACAAAATCAAGGATCAGCCAATCAACGAGTTTATGGGCTTTGAGGATGGTCGCTTTATTGTCGGTATGAACGCTGCTAACAAGTCATCTGGTATCTTGCACCGCAAGGCTTACTCCGAGAACTTTATGGCTTTTGCTTTGTTTGCTCGAAAGCATCCGGACGCTATGTTGTATGTTCACGCAGACGCAAGCTCCCAGCATGGTTGGAACTTGATTGCTCTTGCTCAGCTACTCGGTATCCCGACAGACAACCTAACCTTTCCAGACCCATTGGCTTACCGCTATGGGATGTCACAAGAAACCCTAGCCGGTATCTACTCGTCTTGGAATGTAATGCTTGCTACCAGTTATGGTGAGGGATTCGGTATTCCAACAGTCGAGGCTCAGGCTTGTGGTGTTCCTGTTATTGTCAGCAACTTTGCCGCTAGTCCAGAGCTAGTCGGAGATGGCTGGGTAATCTCAGGTCAGCCACTCTACGATCCTGCACAACACTCTTTCTGGCATGTGCCTTCGGTTCCAGAAATAGTAGAAGCTTTGGAACAAGCCTACGCAAGAGGGAAGGGCAAGTCGGCTAAGGCTGTGGAGTTTGCTCAAGCCTATGACCATGAAAAGGTTTGGCAAGAGAACTGGATGCCTGTTCTAAAAGAGCTATTGAAGTAAATGGCACACAGTCAGCAAAGGGATTTCTTCCAGAGCGTCAAAGCAAAATCACCTGAAGCCTTTACAGGTGTTGAAGTCCTAGAGATTGGCAGTCTAAACATCAACGGCACAGTTCGAGATTTCTTT